GAACTTAAGTCCTATCAACAAAACACTTGATAAACTTCAGAACTGCACTCTGAAGTTTAATCCACATTTTTTTTATTATTGTTTAACACCGTAAACACAAATATTTGAATCTGCATCCCATGCCGACAAATTAGATTGATATGTAATGGAGGTAAGACTGACCGTACCTCTATCTACTGAATTACACCAGTGCTGACTCTCGGTCTGATCCGATATTGAATCACTTGTCATTACAATAGTTTCTACTGTAGTGGCGGTTTTAGCAAGTGCAATATGAGTTTCAGAATGAAGATTAGAGTTGGTTGATGTACCATTTGAGTTAATTACATGTCGTGCGGGCCCAACTACATTTACCGCTGTCATTGCCGGAGTAGCATCGAACTTATAACCATAGGCGGTGGTGTAGGTGCCCCCCGCTCCATTAGGATATAAATAAATTTCTCCATAACCGCCCACTGCTTGGGCAGTATACAAATTTGCGACAACAATTAATTCGGAATAATCTGTTTCTAAATTAGCGCTGCTAAATACTAAAGTTGTCCCAGAATGACCCCCAGGCGAGGTATAACTAGCGAGTAATTCCATAGCGGGTGAATTATACCATATTGGACTATTTGTATATGAAACACCAGCGGCAGCGGTATTGTCTGCTTGAAGTACATCCCCATTTGTTACACTGACAGGAACAGCAACTTGAGTTCCTCCACCAGAACAGCCGTGTATATCACCTTGATTTATCAAATCCTCTCCAACATCGGGAGGCGTATAATATTCTAAAGCAGTAGCACCCGCATTACTGCGAATTGTTTGACCTGGCGTACCGATTCCTAATTCTTGTAAATGCACGCCATCACTTTGCGTCATTGAACCAGCAGACATATTTGCTTGAGTTATATTTTGAAAATTTAAGTTGCCGCCATCTTGTAAAATTGTAGAGTCATGAGTGTGGGGTTTTAGTATGTTTGAACCTCCGCCAGAAAAAGCCATTACTGTGACACCGTTCTAAAGCGTTGGGCTTCTGTATTGAAAAACATTGGAGTGACTTGACTAAACACATGAACTGCACCTGCTGCACCTGCTACAATTTGCACCCTTATTACATTCATATCGTTTAAGTTTTCTCCCCCGCCAGCACTTAGCGTAACTAGCGGCTGACCATTAGCGGAAAATTGACAAGCGTTAACAGTGTCCTGGTTTCTTATTGCAACTGAAATTGCAACTGCTCTATATTGTGCTGGGTATTCGATTGTAACTGTTTGTCCTGCGGGAATAATATCAGCAGTATAAGTAGAAGGTACTGTTGGATCTTTTGGTAAAACATTTACAACATACCCTAGAATATTTTGTGGCATTGTTGCCACCTAAAAGAGATTACCGTATTTAATATTGTACGAATAAGCAGCGAGACCGGCACCCGTTACGGTCTGTTGAGATTGCCAAGATAATTGCTTGCCTCCCGCCTGCCCAGATACGGCTACCGGGATTGGCCCCATTATAAGACGACCAGCAGACAAGGCTGAACTGGCAACGGAGAAGTTTGTAACACCTGATTGAATACCATTAACTAAAACATCAGTTTGATAAGTTGCTGCACCTGGAGGGTCTGGCGAATTGACCCAATCCTCGATTGTGTTTGAACGATTTAATTGTTGAATTGTAAGTTGTGTTACATCATCGATTGATGGTGTAGCAATATTGAGTGCTGCTGGAACTGTTGTGGTATAACGTCTAACGATTGGAACCGACATTATAGACTCTCCACCTGTACGTTTCCTTCTGCATTAGGCCCACTAAAAGATGTGACACTACCGCCAACTACTTCAGTTAATACTGCACCGATTGCTGCTTCTGCACCGCCAACTGCATAACTGGCTGCTGGTAAGGCTACTTTACCCATTGCGGATTGCATGACACCTGGAGCAAATCTGTTTAATATCATACCGCCTACAGCCACTATGCCAGCACCTGCTAGACCTTTAGCTAACCATTTGGGTATTTTTGCTTTAAATGCCACATATTGAGATCTCAAGTGTAGATCTTAAATGTTTCTAAATTCGAGTTTAGAAACATATTTTACAATGTATATTAAGTTAAAACATGGGCATTTTGTCTAAAATCATTCCCTTACTCGCAGTCGGTATTGGTATTATCTTTCTAGGTAATGCTTTGACCCGCCCAGGGTCAGCCACTTTAACGGCTGGTGCATTGGGTGAAACAGGATCCGCATTAGGCGGTACATTATCAAGTCTTGGAACAGGTGCTAGTGATTTGGGTAGCGGTGTAGGAAAAGGTTTAGCTGGTCTATTTCAACCATTTTGGGAGGTTAAGAATTTACTCGGAGTTATTCCGTCACCAAATGTGGCGGGTTCTGCGAATGTTAGTGTAGCAGCACAACAACAAGCTGGTAATAGAGGTTCTAGTACTATCACCTGGTCTAATGGCACAAGTGCTTCAGTTCCATCATTAAGCGCCGCCGCGAGATCATATTATTCTGCTAGAGGGGTATCAGTTACTTGAAGAAAGGTTCAAAGGCTGCTAAAGCCTGGGGCGCAAAAATGAAAAGGGCCCGTAACCAAAAGAAAAAACCAAAAAGAAAAACTAAAAGAAAAACTACAACAAGAAAACGAAGCACACGTAAAGGTGGTGTACGAAAAACAGCACGTAGGGCCTATAAACGTGTGAAAAAGCGTGTTTCTAGGCGTAAAAAGTCATCAGATCCGTTTAGTTTCTAATACTGAAAATAGTATTTTTCACCCTTACAATCGGGACACGTTTCGGTGGTGTTGTAAATTGGGTCAAGTTTGTTTGAGTTAGATTGAAAGTCTACGGTTCTGATAATTCCATGTGGGTGACCGTCTACAGTATCAGCACAGGTCTTACAGGCTTTGTACTGTTTGAGTTTCAGTTCCAGGTTCGGTCTTTTTATTATTTGATTTAATGGTGTTGATGATTTCATCCTTATTCTCTATAATTGCTTTTTCAATTTGTGGTAAATAAGGCTGCAAAAATTTGCGATATTTACCTAAGCCAAATTTAGATAATAATAGGTCACCGATGCCACTTCCATTTTGTAATTCCTTTTCGGTAAAGTCTGGCCCTTGTTTCATTTTGTTAATGGTTCCTTTAAGTCTGAGAATTTCTTGTCTAAAGTCTACTGCATCACTCTTTCTTGTTTCACTTATAGATTTAATGTCAGCCTCATAGTCCTTAATGCGTTGCCTGGAATGTTTGTTAGTAGTAGACCTACTCCGAGCAATATACATGCAGGAAATACCGCCAGATATACACGCCACCAAGATAAGTGCCGATGATAAAACTTCTTCCATACCATAATTAGATGATTATTACTTAGATCTAAGCGTTTCTACCCCAACTTAACCCTAAATACCCCTACCATTAGCTAAGAAAAGCTAACAAAAACCTACAATAAACTACCCACGGTATTAACTTCTATCCTAATAAAATGCAAAGGTATGCAGTGGAATGCGGTGGCGGGGGAACTAGCGGTGGCTGTTGGGTACCAACTGTGTTATTTTGAGTGCAGACCTGTTGGTTAAATCAAATTGTGTGAGTGTACAGTGTTAAATACTTCTTTGGTGACTTAAAATAGAAATGATGGGGTTAACACTTACTCATAGGCAAAAAAGATACATAACTTCTAAGTCACCTGGCTATATCCGATCACATAAGAACTCCGATATGCAGTCTAGCGTTCAATACCCCCTCATTTCTAAAAAATTGACTGGAACAGGGGGTGATAAAGACTGGATTATCTAACAGCACCATCAAAGATCGCAAAAGAATCGGGTAGGAATCTTGGAAAAATTAAGACTCGACTATGGATTAGTAATGATATGTCAATGTGGGCCTTACTTGAACAAATACGAAGTGAAAAAGGGTTCAAGGATGCAAACGAGGCTGTCTACTATTGTGTCTATGAAGTTGGTAAGAATATGGGTCTAGAAACAGGATGAACGATGTAGGAATATTGAGAAATATTCAAACTGGAGATTCTGCAATTCAATATGAAGTTGTATCACAGCACCCACCCGATCACCATTGTTTTAAATGTGGTAAGTTCAAAAAGAAAAATACAAACTCTATCTACTGTTTCAAATGTCTCGGATTATGAAATGTTTCAACTCAACTTGCAAGTGTGGCAATATTGAACTTGAAAGGGTTTTAAAAATTCGTTGCAAGAATTGTCACTGTTCAATAATATACGACGTTGAAACTTTAAGCCCGATTGAAACATTCGAGGAACTTAAGTCCTATCAACAAAACACTTGATAAACTTCAGAACTGCACTCTGAAGTTTAATCCACATTTTTTTTATTATTGTTTAACACCGTAAACACAAATATTTGAATCTGCATCCCATGCCGACAAATTAGATTGATATGT